CATAATCAAGTCTTCACCACCAGCACCCATTGAACGACTTTCAATGTCCTCTTCGTGTATATCTAATTTTTCTATGAGTTGTTCTCTAACCCATTTTTGTAGTCTTCTACCTTTTGATTTTTTACTCTGTGTCTTCATCTACATACTCATCATCTAGTTCTTCTCCACAAAATGGACAATGATTTACTTTATAGTATTCATCATCCATTGTATGATTTATTTTAAAAACGGCTTCACAAGAATCACAATAAATTGTTTTTCCGGGCATTATTGAATCTCACAAGAGCCAGCAGAACAAGCTAACTCTTGAGAACCTACTGTCATATCTGAAGTTTCATAATCAGATAATTTAGACCAATCTACATCAGTAGGCATCTTTTTCAATAACTCCTTATATTCATTTTCATCACAATCTTGATATGGTGCCTGTTTATATGTATGTTCACTATATGGTAAGAACGATACACCACTCATCAAATCAAAGTTTCTATAAACCCAAGCTCCAACATCTATCCATTCATTTTCCTTAACCGAAATGGTAACCGATGGTTTATGTTCGCACCAGTGTTCTTGATATGTCTTCCATAATTCTAATTGCTCTATGGCCGTCATATCCTGTCTAAACACGGCATCTTCACTACATTTTATAGGAAATGAGAATACTGTTGTGTCTTTTGGTTTCATTACATCATCTTCAGCTGGAAATCCAAAATCAACCATCATCTTTGTAAGTGGGTCTTTCTTATCACCTCTTACAGTTCTAATATAGTAAGGATTGTGTCTTGCGTGAATACCACTTGCACTATCTACTAACTGAGAAACAGTACCAGATGGTTTCACACAAGTTATAGCTGTTGATTGATTAATCTTTAATGCATCTGCATATTCTTTATTTGTGTCAACACTCATTTGTCTTAGATTTTGTAATAACACATCTAAACCATTTATCTTACCGGCAGTCCATTTATTATCCATAATACCAGTGAGTGATACACCAAGAAGTCTTTCTTCTTCGCAGTTCTTTTTCCAATCTTTACTTACATATTTAAAGTTCGTTAGTGTTGATTGAAATGTACCTAGAATAGTTGCAAGTCTTGTTTTTTTCAATAAACTTTCTTCAGTATCATTTGGTCTAACAACAACCTCAGATAAATTACAAAATTCTCTACTTCGTAATATTATCTCTGAACAAGGGTTAGTTCCAAATTCATAATCTGAATCTCTTCTACCACTTTTCTCTGCAATCTTCTGTGCAGACTCTCTATTAAATATTCCTCTCTCACCAGATTTAGAATCATAAAGTGCTTTCCATTCATCCATAAAAATACCAATGTCTGGTTTTTCTGTATATGCTGCACTGTTATTAGCAAGAGCTCTTTGACCATTGTCTTGCCACCATTGACCAGACTTTGCAACTCTCATTCTATCATCAGAAAGATTTGATAAACTTATTAATGCACTTCTTCTAACACCACCTACAACAACAATCTCTGCTGTTTTACAAACAATATCGTGACACTCAATACTACTTAATTTTCTACCAGCAGCATTCTGAAAAACTTCTCTTGTAAATTCAAATAATCTTTCAAGTGGTTCAGGTCCTGATGCTCTACCACCAAATGTTTTTAATGGTGCACCAGCTGGTCTAACTTTACTTAAATCCCATTTTGGTATTTGTCCGTGATACAACATAGCAACTAATTCTTTGAAAGCTTTAGCCCAACCCATTTTACTATCTTGTACAACTATTGTGGTATCACTAGGATGAAACTCTTCAGCCACATCTGGTAATTTACTTACAAATTGTCTTTCAACTGAAAAACCTACACCTGTACCATTCATCAATACATAAAGTATTTCATCAAATGCTTGTGGTCTATCTACTGAAACATAAGAACAGTTATATCCAGCAATATTCTCTCTTCTTAATGCTTCACCTGCAGTCATTAAACATCTCATTGATGGCATAACATCTAAATGTATAACGGCTTCTTCCAACTCTTCTCTTAATTTTGAATCTAATTTATAATTACAACTTTCTTTTAAATGCTCTTGAAAGAAATCAAAGTATCTTGTTACTGTTTCTCTCCAAGTTTCTCTTCTACCTTCTTTTGGTAGCCACCTTGAATATCTTGACAGGTGAATAAATTCTTGATATTTAGTTGGTAATTTTCCGTTAAGCATCTACTTTTCTCCAAGTGTTAAATCGGACTTTTGCTTCTAGTCCTCTATATGTGTTTTCGTCTATTAATTTTTTTATATCTCTCATACCAGAAGAGACCATATCGTTGATGTCTTTGTGTTGAATGTTTTCAGGAAACAAACATACAGAAAAATCATCATCAATAAAACTTTTAATTCTTTTTACTATTTCTTTATTTCTAGGTTCATTATCTGGTACCAAAACTACATTCTCTTTTTTATCAATTCTTAAATCAGAGTGTGCAGTTGCAACACAATTATCTAAGAACAAACTATCAATAGGACCCTCAACGACATACATCTTTTTGTTCCAGTTGATAGTATCTAAACCATATAACTTTTTTGAATAATCTAATCTGATTGTTAGATATTTAGGTTCTTCTTTTCCGAACGCACGACCTTGTAGTGCAAACATCTTATTCTCTTTATCAAGAAAAGGTATCACCAATCTAGGATGGTCACCTTTCAAAGATGGAAATTTGTTCGGAATAAAAGTGTTGACCCACTTAAAAAACTTATCACAGAAAAACAACTTATAATGAAAACGACTTTGAATGTTTCTTTCTCTAACCCATTTGACTGCAGGGTGAAAGGGACTAAGTTGTGAGATTTTCTTGATATTTTTAAGTGGTGAATCCCCTTTCAAATAAGCTGGTTTAGTTAAATTTAATTCTTTTTTATTATCGTCTGATTGTATATATAATTCTTTGTTTTTGTACATTTCAAAATTATATTCATCATATAAACCAGTATTTACAAACTTTAAAAGACTAGAGAAATCAGTGCTCTTTTCACAGTTGTGACACTTATACACAAAAAATGTTTTATTGTGAATAAGATAACCTCTAGCCTTAGTTCTGTTTTTTTTAGAATCACCACAATACGGACAACGAAAGTTATATAAACCATCGTTCTTTTTCTTAAATTGTTCTAATTTTGGGGATAGTAATCCTATGTATTTTATATCAATAAAAGTATTCATAAAGTAAATTATATATTATGTTTTGAAATTTGTCAAGGCTATATGGCAAACAAAATGAATTTGTGTAAAATAAACCCTGCAACTATAGAACCACCAATTATTAACCAACGCCACTTTTCTAATATACCTACCCTACTAGATAACTCTCTTTGTAACTTATGAAATCTTTCTTCATCTTTTGAATTGTGTTCTGTTATTAGAACAACCAACTCTTTGTAATTTGATGTAACTCTTGAATGTAATTCTTGTATTTCTTTTTTTATTTCTTTCTCATTATGTATTATTTCTTCTTCTTGTCTTGCAATCTTTTCTTCGTGTACTGCGAGCATACGATGCACACAATTAGACACATCTGTTAGTTTAACAATGGCTGTGTCTAATCGTGTATGGATATTTTTCATATCCTCCACATCTTTTTTTAATAGTTCTAAATCTGTTTTGATAGTCATACTTATATTTATAAATGTTCAAAAATTTGACTACTTATATAATTTGACAAATCAAATAGTTAGAATATTGACACTACCACTCAGACTTCCATATTGTCCAAACTCCATATACTATTGCAGCATATGCAGCTATCGTAATTAATCCTTGAAAGAATAAGGCAATAAGACCCATTGCAACTAAAACAACACCATCTAATGTTGTTCTTTCTTGGCATCTATCTTTTACCCATTCTACTGCGTCAGACATCCACTCTTTCATTTTACTCTCCTATTTTTGCGTTTCTTTTTCTATGACCATTCCATGCTAACCACCCACCAAGTCTTAGTGCCCAATAAGCAAGATAGTTTAGAAAATAAAAACCATTAACTTCAATATTAATATCTCTAAATATTTTATCTGCTTGTTTTTGATTCAACACTAAAAGTGATGACTTTTGTAAAGCTGGTTTCAATGCAGCATACTTATAAGCATAATCGTGTATTAAACCACCTAACAATAAAACACCGACAGGTGAC